CCTCCATTAACACCTGGATTAGCAAATCTTCCTCCTCCACCACCACCTGATGATGTAATAGTTGTTAAACCTGTAGCTGATATTAAAGAAGATACCCCATCTGTACCATCATTACCTGAACTTGGACCTGTTCCACCAGCTCCACCTGCTCCAATAGTAAATGTATAAGTTGTATTTAATAATAACATATTTGTTTCAGCAGAAGAACCTCCACCAGATGTGCTTCCGTATGAAGTTCGCAGACCTCCTGCTCCACCTCCACCACCACAACCTTTACCTCCACCAGCACCTCCAGCGACAACTAAAAATTCAGCAGTATCTCTTGCTCCGTGATAATAAAAACCACTTGCAGTATATTTTAAAATTGTATCACTACCATCTGTAGTTATTGTAGGTGAACCTGAAGTTAATCCACTATATGCTGATGTAGGTAATCTGAATACGACTAATCCTGCACCTCCAGAGCCTGAATTATTTGGAGGAGTGTATGGTAAATTTCCACCACCACCTCCACCAGTGTTGACAGTTCCATTTATTGTACTTGAATTATATACACTACCTGAACCTGCACCTGCTCCACCAGAACCTGCAGCTCCACCTGTTGATTGTCCAGCTCCACCTCCTCCTCCTGCGTATGTTATAGATGAGCCAGTGATTGAAACAGCAAGTCCATCACCACCTGAACCACCTGTAGAATTATTTGCATTTGTCGCATCTTGTCCTGCTTCAGAAGCTCCACCTCCTCCACCTCCACGATAATCAGAACCAGTACCTCTAATACCACCTCCTCCTGCGTAACCTTGTGATGATGTTCCTGAACCTCCAGAGGTAGTATCTCCTGCATTAAGTCCCATTCCACCTCCACCACCAGAACCTCCGGTTGCTCCATCAGTAGAAGGTGTTCCAGAACCAATAAATGTACCACCATACCCACCTCCAATCGAAGTTATCGTTGTAAGACCAGTAGCTGAAATTGATGAATTACTACCATTATTTGATGTTGTATCTGTATACTCTGCTCCAGCTCCACCAGCACCTACTGTGATTGTGTAATCTACTCCTTCTGTTAATTCTATTGCTGATTCATTACTTGCACCTCCACCACTTGTGGAACCATAAGATGTACGAAGTCCTCCTGCTCCACCACCACCTGCGTATGAACCACCCCCAGCACCCCCTCCTGCGATTACAAGAAAGTCAGCTATTACTTGAGCTACTGCTGCTAAAGAACCAAAATTTATACCTTGTCCAAACATTAAGTTGCTATTTGAGAAATACTATACCAAAATTCAGTTGCACTTACACAAGTAATTTGATAAAAGTTTTTAGTAGAACTTGTATCATCATATGTACCTGCTATTCTGTTAAATGTACCACTTACTCCACCTACTTGCCAAGTATCTGCTGTATAACTTCCACCTGCACCTGTAACAATTAGTGTTTTAGTAACTCCTATTTTAGGGTTAGTTACGTTAAATGTAGTATTTGCATTAGGTGTTAAAGTAAATACTTGTGCTGCATCGAAATCTACATTTACTGTTGCACCTGCAGTTAACGCACTACTTGTAGTGAATTCTACATCTACTTTTTCAAAACTTACAGAATCATCTGCTAATTTAGCTGTTGCTATTGCACCATCTGCAATACTCGATGCTGATACTGCATTATCTGCTAATACGTTTGCTGTTACTTTTGTTATTGCCATTTTAATTTATTTTAATTTTAACTATGTACGTATGTACCACTTCCTGTATATTTTAATATTGTATCTGCTCCGTCAGTTGTTACTGTTGGGCTTCCTGTTGTAGTTCCTGAATATGCAGCTGTTGATAATCTTAATATTACTACACCTGAACCTCCATTTCCAATTGTACCAACACTCCCTGCTAATATACCTGCAGAACCACCACCTCCACCACCTCCAGTGTTTGCTGTTCCACTTGTTCCATTTTCTTGACCTACTGTTGAGTAACCCCCGTTACCACCCCCACCAGTACCACCTACTCCATAAGTTCCATCACCTGCACCTGCTTCAGGTCCACCTGCCCCTCCACCTCCTGCATAAGCAACTGATGCTCCTGTTATACTTACTGCTAATCCTGCTCCTCCATCACCTGCACCTACAGCTGATGTACCTGTTTGTCCTACAGCAGAAGCACCTCCTCCTCCACCATTAACCTCTGAATAACCTCCTAAATTTGTTCCAGTACCACCTGCATATCCTTGACCTGTAGTTCCTGCTCCTCCTGAACCTTGTGTAGTCCAAGTTCCTCCTCCTGAACCACCAGCTGCTCCTATTAAAGAACTTGGCGAACCACCTGTAGCTCCACCACCTCCACCTGTTGATGTAATAGTAGTTATACTTGCAGCTGCTATTGATGAATCTACCCCACTTCTTGAAGTAGAACTTCCACCATTTGTTCCTGTTCCAGTACCACCTGCACCTATTGTAATTGTATATGTTCCTGCTGCTAATGTTATATCGCTTTCAGCAGAAGCACCTCCACCTGATGTATTACCATAAGATGTTCTTAACCCACCTGCACCTCCACCTGCACCATAATAAGTACCACCTGCACCTCCACCTGCTACAACTAAATAATCCATATTATATGATACTGTATCTAAAGCTGTAGCTGTTTCATTAATAGCATTATAAGCTATCCAGCCTTGAGTAGCATCTACATAAATCATAGATACTCCACCTCTTCCGTAATTTATTAATACATCATTAGATGAGCCATTAATATTATCAGAGGATGTTATAGCTATACTATTTGTACCAGCAGTACCAGCGTAATCTACTATAGTTAATTCATCGCCAGTGGTTGGTGAAGATGGTAATGTTGCAGTTATTGCAGCACTTGTAGTGTCAACAAAATAACCTTTACCAGCTGCTGCTGTAAAATTAGATGTTTTTATTGCTGATTGCCAATCAATACCAATTGTCACAGCACCTGTGTTTCCATTTACACTAGTTACCAAATCTCCATCGATAAGTGATTGTTTTAATTTAGTTAATGCCATTATTCAGGTTTAGTAGGTTTTGTATTTGGAAAATCAGCTGTTGAAGGCCAATCCCTTAATTCTTGTCTATATGTAATCCACGCATCTCTGTTTGGATAATCAGGTGTTTGCGCTATATTATCTGTTGACATTAACTCATCATTTCTCCATCGGTTAGCCTCTTCCTCTGTTATAACTGGTTCGGTATATGAAAATACTCCATCTATATAATCGTAACCTATTTTTATTAAATCATCTTCTAATAATATAAGCTCTTTTTCATAGCTTTCTGCAAATTCTGCGTCCGCTATAATTATATCTTTTACTTTATCGTTTTCTATAATTCCGTATCTAGCCATTTTAATATATTTTATTCAAACCAAGTTATTCTTACAAATCCTGCTGCCGCGTTAATACCCCAACAAGACCCCTGCCCACTGTTAGCTACAGGTGTTTCTACCCCGCTACCAGTTTGGCCCGCATTGTAATTACCAGATGCTCCACCAGCTCCATATCCACCCACAAATCCCGGGTGTGCAGCTGTCATTCCTCCAAGATGAATGTCTGTTCTATGATTAGCGCCAAAGTTTCCTCCCGTGTTTGTAACATGATTTTCTGCTCCTCCGTTTGCTGTTACAGCTGTTCCACCTGCTGAATTAAAAGCTACTGAGCTAGCCCCACCATTAGCCCCGTTGCTTCCTGATCCTCCTGCCCCTATTGTAACAGCGCATCCAGTAGTAGACGTTAATGTCATATATCCCATTTTAACTTGGCCTCCTGCTCCCCCATATCCTTCATCTGCGTCTCCAGCCCCTCTTTCTCCACCACCAACTATCATATACGCTGCTCTCCCTCCTGCATCTATTAGTGCTTGTGATGGTGTAAAGGTTCCGCTAGATGTAAATTCTTCATATTTTGGTATTCCACCTCCACCTCCACCTGCTGCTGGGAAAAAATCTGTAAAGTTACTCATATTATTGTCCTATTATTACCCACCCTTGGGC